CGCGCACCTGGCGACCGCCGGTCGCGGAGAGCCGGACGCTGACACGTTTCTCTGCCATCGGAACATTTCCTTGGTGGGGCACACCTCGTTCCCAATGGAAACGAGGTCAGGTCAGGCCTGATCCGGCCTGAAGGTGTTCATTGATCTTGCGCACCATCACCGCCTCGATGGGCGGCAGGAGTTCCGCGAGGATGAGGGGCGAGAGCCCGAGGGCCGCGCCGAGTTGCAGAGCGGCGGTCATGTCCCAGCCGAGAACGGCGCCGCCGCTCATGCCGCCCGCGACGCGCATCTGTCCGCCGAGGCGCTGGACAAGGTCCCAGACCTGCCAGCCCTCGAGGGTCAGGGGGTGATGGAGGCTGCGCGGGCATTCTGGGCATGCAGATGAACATGCGGTGCAATACTCACCGCCCCCGCCGAATTCCCAGTCGGCGAGAGCGGTCAGGCGTTTTTTTCTGCGTCCAGAATGAGCGCGCCCGCGATGTATTTTGTCTGGAAGGCCTCGAATATCGGCCAGAGTTCCAGCAGCGCGTCGATGCCGTCATGCGAGATCGCCAATGGCTCACCGTCCTCGTCGCCGACGCCCTCCCAGTCTCTCACGACGATACGGGCCACAGCCTTGGCGACGATGCGCGCGAGGTCGTCGTTCGACGCGTTGGCTTCAGGATCACCGGCAGCTGCGACGATAATTGGGTCGCTCCGCGCCGCGAGCATGATGGCAGTGGTCAGTGGCTCCACCAGCAGGCGGACACCATGGCCCAAGTCGAGCCAGCGGGGGTCATACGAAAGGTCTAGTCGCAGCATGGTCAGTACACCTCGCGGTCATTAGTGAGCGTGACGGTGCACATCCGGCCCACCGCCGGGTCGCTCGCCGCCTGCCAGTCGAAGGTCGCCTGCACGCCTTGCGGGCCCGAAATCTCGATCCGGGGACGCGGCAGGTAGACAGCGTGGGCTGTCAGCGTCAGGCTTTCGCCAGTCGGCAGCGTGTAGGAGAACTCGAGCTCGCAGGCCTCGCCATTGATCGCTTGGGTCACCAGCGTCTGATCGGCGAAGCGGACAACGACATTACCGGTGAGCGCCGCAATCGACGGGTCTACTCCGTCAATCTTGCCATCGGCGCGGATGGTCTCAATCCGGTCGAGATTGTTGGCATAAGTAAGGTCGGCAGAGACAACGTTACCGATATTGGCCCCGTTCCGCGTGATCGACCCGTTGAAATGGCCGAAGCGTTTGAGGGCGATCGTGACAGGTGTGCCCGCCGCCGTGCTTGTTGCGATTGTCTCGCCTTGTGCCACGATACTGGCGGTCGCCGTCAGCAACCCAGAGCGCGCCATCTGCCAGTTCAGGCTGTCCACCATGCAACCGGCATACATCGCATAGCGCGGCACCTCGGGCATACCGGTTTCCACCGAGAAGGAGGGCAGAGACCAGTTTCCAGAGCGGAATTCGTGCGTGAAGGGGGCATCGGCACCCGTTTTGGTGGGCGCGCCAAAAGCGGCCTTCAGCCAGAATCCAAACGCCTCGGCATCGATCGGAACCACCACGTCACCATCCGCTGTCACCGCATCCTTGATCGGCGCCTGAGGATCCCTGCCATAGCCCAAGAGTTCTGAGGTCTGCAGCGGTTGCTCAGCTCCCAGCGTCGTGCTGGCAAAGGGCATCTTGGTAAACCCACTCACCGGTGGCGTTCCATAAGTCGTCTCGAACGCAAGCGCCATTTGCGCCCGCGCCCCTTGGGCTCGTGCCATGGTGTTTCTCCTTGAATTGGTCTCGTCAGCCCAGCGCATCACTGGTCGCGTAGTGAAGGGTGATCGGAATGATCCCGGCTTTCAGAGACGCTGCCCCCTCAACCGGAAGATCGACAGGTTCAGCAGCATCCGGCTCGACCCAGTCGCACAACCCCCGCAAAGTTCGGTCGGCGGCGATCACAGCGCCGATCTGAGCGACAAGTGCGTCGAAAAGGGTGTCCCGATCCGTTGCTGATTGCACGATCATCTCGAGTTCTACGCGATGCTGGAAATGATAGGTCAGCGGCGACAAGGTCACGCCTGGGTCTCCCGGGATGCCGTCGCGTAGGATCATGAGACCTGTGGGCGGGATGCGTTCTGGCAGAACTTCTCCGCGTAGAACCGGCACATGCGGGATCGTCCTGAGCAGGTCCGCCAGGGCGGTAAGGATGGTTTCGCGGGTGGTGGGCATGTGGTTGTTTTCTGCCTTGAATTCCGCCATCACAGCGAGCGGCGGGCCTGTAGCTCAGCGGTTAGAGCAGGGCGCTCATAACGCCTTGGTCGCAGGTTCGAATCCTGCCGGGCCTACCACCGCCCCCTTGGCGGAATCGGTAGACGCCAGGGACTTAAAATCCCTTGCCTTCGGGCGTGCCGGTTCGAGTCCGGCAGGGGGCACCAAAGGAAGTGTGGCCGAGTGGTTTAAGGCTCTGGTCTTGAAAACCAGCGTAGGTGAAAGCCTACCGTGGGTTCGAATCCCACCGCTTCCGCCAGCCCTTTCATGACGCCCGTGCATCGAGCCAATTCGCCACGATCAGCCCCGGTATCGCCGCTTGGGCTCGTTCGGCGTCGCGCGCCAGCGATAGCCGTTTCGAGAGTTTCACCTGGGGCACCAGGAGGAAAATCGGCACCGTGCTTTGTCCACGCCCGGTCTTGGATCGAGAGGCCACGCCCAGCCCGCGACTGTTCAGCCGTCCGTCGGCCACGAGCAGGCTTGGACCGCCCCGCCGATAGACAAAGCGCAGACGCAGACCGCGCCGCCTTTCCCATTCGCCGGGCGTGAGCGCCTTGCCGCGCGTGCCTTTGCCGGCCGCAGGCGTTGGGATGGCAAGCCAGAACCCGTCCTTCGACCGGATCAAGGGTCCGGTGTCATGCGCCCCGATGATCTGGGGTGCGTTGGACCAAATGAGCGCGGCCGCTTCCAGGCTTTCCCCCGCCGCCGGAAAGGTCTTAAACCTGATCGTGTTGGCAAGCCGCTGACCGAGGCGGGCGCGCATGATCTGGGCGCGCCAGTCGGATTTGAGACCAGCGCCCGCAACGCGCATGGCCGTGGTCACGGCCTTTTCGCCAACGAGAATTTCGGCGCGCATCGCGTTGACGATGTCGCCGGTCAAGGAGAGGTCGAGTTTCACGCGGGCGTCGCCTCGACGGTCCAGATCAGCCTCTCGCGATCGCGGATCGGCTCGCCTTGGATGAGGAAGGTTTCGTCACCGATGAGGATCTGATCATCGGGGCGGGGCGCGGGGAGCTCCGAGACGCGCACATCAAAGCGCATGGTCTCTGAGACCAGACGTGCTGCCCCAAACGTGGTCACATCATCATTACGCCGCATGATGATGCGGATGCGGGTGAACTGCCCTTCGCTGTCACGATGCCAGGCCTCATGGGCGAGGTTCGGATCAGCGAAGAGCAGATCGAGGGCCACGGCAAAGGCCGTCATGTCTCAGCGGCCTCAGTTCGAGCTGAAGATCCGGATGGCCAGCCGCGGGCGCTTGTTGACCGGCAGGATCGAGGCCTCGGTCATCAGGTCGATCCAGCGGCCCTTGGCATCCATCATCTGCCGCGCGTAAAGCGGCAGACCCACGGTGTTGGCCGTCTCGAGCAAGTTGGCCGGCCCGCCATAGGTGGTGAAGGTGTCGAAGGTCCCGAGCGGAAAGGCGATCCCCTCGCCCGCAGGGATCAGGCGTTCCGAGGTGCCATTCGAGAGGGTGACCGAGCCGTTGTATTCCTCAAAGAGGATGCCCGCGAAGGGGAAGGCGCGGCGCATATCCTCGCGGAGTGGTTGGCCGCCCGTGGCCGAGAAGAACTTGTAGGCTTCTTCGGTCTTGGGGTGGCTGATCAGCTTGTCGAAGAACTCCGAGCTCACCAGCGCATGGGCCGTTGTCATGGTCTCGCCGAGAAGGTTGTCCTCGATCCCGCGCAGGACAGTTCGGACCTTGCCCTGCACATTCGTTCCGGCCGTACCGAAGACGAAGTCGACCGAGATCTGTTCGATCCCGAATTCGGTGAAATAGTTGTAGAGGGTGGTGCCTGCGCCATCCTTCACGATGCCGCGCAGTGCATTCATCTCCATGTATTCGCGGGTTTGGGCATGCTTGCGGCGCATCAGCGTCAGCTTGCGGTTCATCACCTCGACCAGCGGGTCAGCCGCATCGGACAGGCCCAGCGCGGGCATGCCCTGGATATCGGCCGGCAGGATCACATCATCATGCGGGATCCAAGGTAGGGCGAAGCTGCGCATCGAGCGCTGCTCGCGGGTGCCGACCGTGGCGGGCGCACCCAGCGGGACCGACGGTAGGAGGCTGAGGACGCCTTCGCGCTGTTCGATGACAATGGAACGTTGCGTGACGCCTTCAAAGCGGAAGAGGCCGATCTGTCCGAGGCGGGTGTAGAGGTTGGGCAGGATGTTGATGGCCTGCGTCATCTCTGCGAGCGAATAGCCGCCCGCGTCAAACGGGTTGCGCGTGATGGTCATGGGGAACTCCGGGGAATG